AAGGACCCCGGCGCTGCTGCTATGGCAGCAAGCAACTTCATCCCGTTTGGCACCCTGCTCAACAGGTTCCGCCGCGGGCCTATGTCAGAGCTGGATGTGTACCACGGCACCCCGCACCGTTTCCCCGGCACGGAGGAGAACCCGTTAGGCGAGTTTGACGCATCCAAGATAGGCACGGGTGAGGGGGCGCAGGCTTACGGGCATGGAATCTACTTAGCGCAAAAACCCGAAGTAGCGCAAGACTATCAATTCATGTTGAGCAAAATTGACCCAGAAACGGTCACATATCAAGGCAAACCCGCACAGCATTGGTATGACACGGCGCAGGCAGAGCAAGACAGGGCGCATCGTTTGCGTGACAAAACAGCCATCGACCGCGCTAACGCCAAATTAGCGTATTGGGAAAATGTCATGACTCGCCGCCACCCCGAAGATGTCAAACGGGTAGCAAATGACCCTGACGATGGGTGGAAAACCTTTGCCGACTACGCTAATTCTCTGGACATGAACAAATTTGGCGGGGTTGGCGAAGCAGGCTCCCTCTACAAAGCCGACCTCCCCGACGAGATGATTGATCGTATGCTTGATTGGGATAAGCCGTTGAGGGAGCAAGCGCCAAACATTCAAGAAGTTGTTAGTCGCTACATTATTGAAATGGAACCGTACTTGCCGTCCAACTCTCGTATGAAGTATTTGGCTTTAAATCAGCGCGTCAGAGATGCTGACATTACGGGCGCCGAGTTATATAAGAACGCGCAGGAACTGCTTGGTTCTCAATTGACAGCAGCGTTGCTAAAAAAACAAGGCATCCCCGGCATCCGCTACCTAGACGCAGGCAGTCGAGATGGCGGCAGCGGAACCCGCAACTTCGTCGTATTCCCCGGCGAGGAGAAGAAGGTCAAAATCTTGGAGAGAAAGTAATGCCTAGCAAGTCAGCAAAACAAGCCCGCCTCATGGCCGCCGCCGCCCACGACCCAGCCTTCGCAAAGAAGGTCGGCGTGCCTGGTAAGGTCGCCAAGGAGTTCAACAAGGCCGACAAGGGCACCAAGCTCTTGAGCCGCGCGATGAAGAAGAAGCCGAAGGGCGGGCTACTCGCTTGATTGAGCGCGATCTCTATGCCGACCAGCGGCGCGGCGCAGAGGCGCGCGCCCTCCTCGACAGCCCCGCGCTTGATGAAGCATTCAAGGCGCTGGAGGGTGAGTACCTCAAGGCCTGGCGCGAGAGCAAGCCGGCCGACCAGGAGGAGCGCGAGCGGCTGTGGCTCGCGGTCGGCATCCTGGGAGAAATCAAGCGCCACCTGCGGATCGTGGTCGACACGGGCGCGATGGCGAAGCGGGACATCGACAAACTAAGCGGCAGGAAGTAACCGCTTGAATCCCGCACAATAGGGTTATGAGCGAAACCGGCACGGGTGTACCCCCGGGAAACGTACAGTCCACGCAGAGCGTGTTTGAGCAGATGATCGCCGCCGAAGAAGGCGAAACCGATCAGCTCGAAACCGAAGGTGTGGATCAAGAGGTGCTCGAGGCGGCGGATGGCGAGTCCGACGCCGAGGGCGAAGTAACCGAAGGCGAGGAGGATGCCGACGAGGCGCCCCAGCCGGGCCAGACATTCCGCGTCAAGGTTGACGGGGAAGAAGTCGATGTCCCGCTGGATGAGCTGCTGAAGGGCTACTCCCGCACCGCGGACTACACGCGCAAGACGCAGGCGATTGCAGAGGCCAGAAAACAGGCCGACGCGGAGCTTCGTCAGGCGCGGGAAGAGCGGCAGAGGTATGCGCAGACGTTGGAGGCACTCGACTCGAGCCTCAAGCAGCTGCAACCGCCCGAGATCGACTGGGACCGTCTCTACCAAGAGAACCCGGTCGAGTGGGTGAGACAGCGCGAGGTGGCGAGGACGAGGCAGGAGCAGGCTGCCTGGGTTCAGTCCCAGAAGAATGCTCTGGTGGAGAGGCAGCAGCTAGAGGAGCGCGCGGAGGCCGAGAAGACCCTTGAGTCCGAGCGTGGCAAGCTCATCGAGATGCTGCCCGAGTGGCGCGACGCTGATAAAGCACGCGCCGAGAAGGCGAAGATCGTCGAATATGCCACCGATAAACTCGGCTTTTCTGTCGAGGAGATATCGGACATCTACGACGCTCGGGCCGTCTTGGCGCTGCGTAAGGCGATGATGTTTGACGACCTGATGAGCAAGCGCTCGCAGATTCGTCCGACCATCACGCAGAAGGCGAAGCCCATGAAGGCTGGCGCGGCCAGCACTCCGCAGTCCTCTCAGGTCGTGTCATCCAAGAACGCTCTTTCTAAGCTCGCCAAGAGTGGCAGCACGCGCGACGCGGCTGCCGTGTTTGAGCAATTCATTTAAAGGACCATTTCCATGTCACAGACTGCAAATACTTTCGATACGTTTGCCGCAAAGGGCATCCGTGAGTCTCTCTCGAATGTTATCTATAACATCTCGCCGGAAGAGACCCCGTTCATGTCGAACATCGGCCGCGAGAACGTCAAGAACACTTACTTTGAGTGGCAGACGGACTCGCTCGCCGCGGCCTCCACGACCAACGCGCAGATCGAAGGCGACGACGTTTCGTCGTTCGACTCGACCTCCGCCACGACCCGCGTGGGCAACTACACGCAGATCAGCAACAAGACCGTGCTGATCTCGGGCACGCTCGAGGCCGTCGACAAGGCCGGCCGTCGCTCGGAGCTGGCGTACCAGCTCGCCAAGCGCTCGGCTGAGATTAAGCGCGACATGGAGAGCACCATGCTCACCAACCAGGCCGCCTCGGCTGGTTCGGCTGGTGTCTCGACCGCGCTGCGCAAGACGGGCTCGCTGCTGGCCTTCCTCAAGACCAACACCGACAAGGGCACGGGCGGCGTCGATCCGGTCTACACGAGCTCGCCGAGCGCGACCCGCACGGACGCCACCGCGGCGAACCTGCGCACCTTCACGGAGGCCATCCTCAAGACGGTCATCCAGAAGGTCTGGGCCTCTGGTGGCTCGCCGAAGCTGTTGATGGTTGGCCCGGTGAACAAGGCCCGCGTGTCGGGCTTCACCGGCATCGCGGAGATTCGCCGCGAGGTCACGGGCAACCGTCAGGCGACCATCATCGGCGCCGCGGACGTCTACGTCTCGGACTTCGGTTCGGTCTCGGTCGTCCCCAACCGCTTCCAGCGTGAGCGTGACGCCTTCGTGCTCGACCCCGAGTACGCGAGCGTTGCCTTCCTCCGTCCGTTCCAGACGGTGGAGCTCGCCAAGACCGGCGACGCCGAGAAGCGCTTGATCACCGTGGAGTACGGGTTGAAGGTCAACACCGAGGCCGCGCACGGTCTCGCCGCTGACCTCACCACGACCTAATAGCGGTGGTGTAGACTTGGGGGCGGCGGCAATCTGGCCGTCGCCCCTAAGTTTGAGGGAACATGAGCTCGACAGGTAAGCGACTATTCGACTTTGACCCCGAGACGGGAACCACGAAATGGTGGCACTACAATGCCGACCGCGACGAGGCGACCATCGAGACGGTCTTCGAGACCGGCAACCTAATCGAGCAGAACAAGAGAGCATACGCCGAGACCGACGAGCGGTCCCGGTGGGGCGAGTGGAGCAAGGTGGCGTCGATTCCGATGCCCCTGTACTACCGGCTCAAGCGCGACGGGATCGCAGACGATCCGAAGCGCATGAAGGCCTGGCTCAACGACGCCGACAACAGATTCTTCCGCACTCGACCGGGGCGTGTATGAGCCGGTCGGTTGCGATTTTGGTCCCCGCAAGGGACACGGTGATGACATCGTTCGCCTATGACATGGCGCGCGCGATGTCGTACCACACCGCGACAACGGACGACCGTGTGCTGCTTTACACCAGCCACGGGACTCTGATCGCCTCTCAACGGATGGAGCTTGCGCAGCAGGCGCTGGCGGAGAAGGCGGACTATCTTCTCTGGCTCGACTCTGACATGAGGTTCCCGAGGGAAACCATCGGCCACCTCATCCTGCGCGACAAGCCGATCGTGGCCGCGAATTACTCGACGCGCCGTATGCCGGTCAAGCCGGTGGCGATGCGAGACGCGGCCGGCAAGATTGACCGGGTGTTTACTGCGCCCGGGTCGGAGGGCCTCGAGGCCGTCGATTACGTCGGAATGGGCGTGATGATGGTCAAGCGTGAGGTGTTCGAGAAGCTGGACGCGCCGTGGTTTGCCATCCCGTATTCGACGGTCGGCAACCACTACATCGGAGAGGATGTCTACTTCTGCCGCAAGGCGAAGGAGGCAGGATTCGAGGTCCTGGTGGACCACGACCTCTCGCAGCACGTCAAGCACATCGGCACCTTCGAGTATTCGCACGAGGGTGCGTGGGCGATGAAGGAGCAGACCGACGGTGGCACTAACGTCATACAGCGCGCTTAAAGCGTCCCTCGCCGACTGGCTGAACCGGGACGATTTGACCTCGGTCATCCCCGACTTCATCTCGATGGCGGAGGCGCAGATCGAGCGCCGGCTGCCGACCCAGAAGATGGTCAAGCGTGCAGACGCGACCATCGACACGCCCTTCTCTGCGCTCCCGGCGGACTTCCTTTCCGCGAAGTCTCTGGTGCTGACCTCGACGGCGCCGGTGCAGCCGCTTGAGTTCCTCTCCGAGGACGAGCTCGACGCCAAGAAGTCGATCTACCGCACCACCGGCAAGCCGCGGTATTTCGCGCTGGTCGGCAATCAGATCGAGGTGCTCCCGCCGCCCGACACCGGGTACACGGCAGAGCTCACCTATGTGGCGACGCTCGCCAAGCTCTCTGATGCGAACACATCAAACTGGGTGCTCAGCCGGCACCCTGATGTGTATCTCTATGGGTCGCTCTTGCAGGCGGCGCCGTACTTGCGCGACGACGAGCGCGTGGGCCT